TCAATAGCTAGTTCATTTTTGTATTTAGCAATCGATTGTTCTCCACGGGCATATAGTCTTAGCCTACGAAAATCTTTCCATTGACCATAGTATCTGCATGAGTTTCCGTCTTTTCTAAACCATTCGTATTGAATAGCCTGACCTACTTGTAATCCGAAAGCATCAGATGCTTTCTCTGCGTCAGTTGCTAACTGACTTGGAAATGATACAGTAGTTATTTCGATTGCTACATTTTTCATCTAATCAATTGACTTGTTGTTCCTTCGTTTTTATATTTAGCGAAGTTAATAATTAATTTCGATTCTTTTTTCTCAGGTATGTAGAGATGCTTTTGATTTGCCATGATACATAATCCGGAACTTATCGATGCATCAAACCTTGTCCTGTCGTTTATATCAAACTTAGCCCAATCCTCAAGTGTTCTTGTAAATGGCATTGTTCCCATCTCTTCAGGGTCTCTGTATTTTGCCTCCATATCAAAACCTACATGCTTTTCAATATACGACTCAATTGCTGAGGCATGTGCCTGTCTTATATCTTCTGATGAGTTTGGAATACCACCTAATTCACGTTCTGTTTTTGATAGTTTACTTATTTGCTTATCAGGTCTATTCATTGAAAATCCTCTGTAACCTCTGTTTTTAATATGATACAAAAGCCTTGGTTTATTATTTTCAACTAAAATTGGCATTCCATAAAAAATAATTGACATAAGAACTTCTTCAAAAAATATCTCTGCTGTTTGAGGACGAGCAATGTATTCTAAAAAAAACTCATTTACCGGGGCATCGTCCATATGGAATTTAGTCATTCCATGCAGTGAACCATTTGACCCTCTTCCTCCAACAACTGCTGAGATGTCATACGAGTCACAACCAAATGAGCCAAGGTGTTCATTCCCGGGATACTTAATACCATTACGGATATGCACGTTATTCTGCATATGTTTTGGTGGTGCCCAACTCATTAAAAATCTACCTCTAATATCAGGAGTCCAAATAACTTGAGTGTCTTTGATTCCATCTTTCCATGAAAAAGACCCACGAGTAAGGTAATGCTCCTTAATCATTGAATCATTGTAGTCAATTTGCTGATAGATTTTTGTCAGATTGAATAAAGCCTGCTTACTCTCATCTCTAAAAGCATGAGACTTTGTTCTTGGGAACTGACGATAAAACTCATTCAGTGCGTCTGCATCATTCTTTAATGACTCAACCTCTGCCTCCCAATAATCAATGGCTCCATTTTTTATCATATTGCCATCCACACCCATAACAGGCTCTTCCGGCTTACGGAATACAGGATGACCATACCTATCAATGAAACCTTCTAAGTTCCATTCCATGGGAATAAACAAGGAATATAGACCACTTTTAGTCTGACCGTTAGCGTTTCGCTTTAATACATTTGAGTCCTCAAACATATCCTTGTAGTTCTGACCTCCTTTTGATAGTGCGTTTGAGGTAGAACCCATCATACACTTACCAATAATCTTACTACCTAACCTAAGACAAGTCTTTGTTACACGCCAATTCTCTTTAATATTAACCGGCTTTGTCCATTTTCCGCTATTAAGACTTAATGTAAAATCTGATAAAATTAATTTTCTTTCATTATCATTTTCACCATCTACTTGTATTCCAACATAATCTCCTTTACCAATATATTCAACACTTACCTTATTTCTTCTTCCTATTGTTTTAGGAACATATTCTTCAAAAGATTTCTTTTTAGTAATAATAGGTATTCTTGCGAGGTCTCCTGATAAACTAACTGAATACGAAGTTGTATTAAAATTTGTAGTATCCTCAGCTATGTTACTACAACTAATACCACAAGACAAAGCAATTAATCTAATAGATTCTATGATATGTTTTTTACTCATACCTATTTCTATAATATTCTTTTTTTTATCACTATATCCGTCAGAATCAATAAGTCCTGCTAATAACTGAAGCCTTGAATCAATAGATGATTTTATATATTGTTCAGGAATATGTTTATTATTATAAACATCTATGTCTCTTAATGATTGATTAATACCTTTAAATGCAAACTCAACAATCTTTTCAGAGTCAGATTTTTTAAGTTCAAATGGAATATTTTTCATTTGAGCAATCATACCAAGATAATGAAGCAATTCAGGTTCTTCATCTTTATTTACCAATATAGTAAATGCTTGTTTTCTTCCATCTCCTAACCAAAGACCAAGTAAATATGGTGGTATTCCTTCAAAAGTATCTTTCATTTCTACACCATTAGATGTAACTCTTGTTAGATGTTGTTTTACAAAACTAGACTTGTTTATATACTCTTCAGGAGTCATTATAACTTCTTCATGTCTTTTTTTATTTCCTCTATTATTAAACATATACCTATTAAATACTAATCTGTGGTTTTTAGTAACAGAGTAATCTTCTCCATAAGGTTGTTTTATTAAATACATATCCGTATTACCTTCTGTTTTAGCCATCACGGTTTTTATAAGACCACCTTCAACCATTACCTTGTCTCCAATTTTAATATCTTTTATTGGTTTAAAAATAAAGTCTTCTGTTAGTATTAATGTATTAGGAGAGTAGCATTCATCATGAGCCAAGAATAATAGCTTTTCTCCATCATATGAGTTGTCATCTGTATTTTTCCAATCTATTGACGTGTCAAGACCTTCTACCTCCGTATCATCTTCATCATACATATTCTTTTTGGTAATCTTTGATGCCGGTATTCTAAAAGCCAATTCAGTTTTAGGCTTATCCATACCATCCATAATAGGTTTGAAAAAGAATGGAAGACGACTATTAATAGGCACAACCTTGTCGGTAAACATTTTCTTAGCATCGGGACCCGTCTTTGATAGCATGCCTATACGTGCATTTCGTGCTAGCGTACCTATGTTCACACATTCAGAAGATGCCATAAATGAGAACCCGGAACGTCTAATCTTTAGGTATATCATACCAAATGCTCTTGGGTCCGCACGGCATGCTTCCCAAAATATCCAATAGATGCGGTTGGCTTCACGGAAGTCAGGATAACCAACGTCAATACTTGACCATTGCAGATAAGTATAATGAGAACCGGTTATGTAAGTTTTAACGCCATTGTTCATGAACCAAAAACCTTGTTCTCTATAGTCGAACTCTTGCTCGATATAGTCGACCCAACGGTTTTTAAATTCTTTTGGCTTTTCGTTCCATTGGAATATGGATTGTATTCTTGCTAAATCACGGGGTAATTCATGACGTTCCCAATATTGTTCAGCTTTTGATGAGTGTCTTTGAAAACACTTATCGGGAGTGGCAGGCAATGCTATATTAATTCCTTCAATCTCTAAGATTTTACCAATCTCACCTGTCTTTGAAATTACTATAACATCGTATTGTTCATTATATCCATATAGCCAAGACTTCACTCTATTTTTATTAGAGATGACAGCAGGCGGTATGTGGTTCTCCACTATACGGTAAAGACTATTGTTTTGACCTTCGTTCTGCAAATCCTTGTTTTGTATCTGTTTTACTTACTCCACGCTCTGCGGAATCTAAGTTTTCTTTTTCTGATTCTATTCTACTTAGTATTTCAAATGCATCAAAGATAGCTAACTTTTTAGCGGCTGCTGCATTCTTCATTTTGTCGGCAGATACGTCAGTATCTGACTCGGTATTAATAATGTCTTCCTCAGCAACTTTTATAAGATGATTAACGGCTTTATATCCGGCATCAATGATTCTTAACTTTATCTCTCTAATATCTCTCATTACTTTGCTTTTAAAAATATTACCTGAACCAATCTTGCCGTTTCTCCTTCTCCGAAATTATCAAATAAGTTCCTCGAGTGTGGAGCGTTGGAAGTAAATGCCACCATTCGATTAAATTTAGAGTACATTATAAAAATTGGATTTTTATCTTCATCGTAGATAGTTGTTCCATTATTGTCAGGTTCTTGTTCATTTAAGTATAAAATGCAGGTAATATCACCCATCATTTCATCAGTATGAATAAAATTTGGCTCGTTTTGATTTAATGGAGATTTCCTTACAAAATTAAATTCAACCTTATATGCATTAAATAATTCAGAAACATACTGAGCAAACTCATCGTTATTGTCTCTTGGTTGAATGTTTTTAAATACATTGTGACCATCATAAAAATCTTGAAAGCCGTGCTTGTGTATGTCATCAACATAGGCAACCGGGTCTTTTAATATATCGTCAAATGTGATTAGATTCATAATTTCATTGTTATTTGATGGTCATACATTCTGTACAATTTCTCATCATCCACTGTGAACTCATATTCGCTGTCAGGAGAGAAGCAAACCATATCCCCGGAGTTTATACCTTTCTTTAATAAGTATTCGTTAGGGTACTTCATTATGCCCATGAGCGGCTCCTCTGAGAAAGGCTTCTTGATATAACTCTCTGTAACACCAATTGGTTTTACAAAACAGTATTTATCATAAGCATTCCAATTAGAGCCATGCTTATACATAAAGAATTGGTCAGGCTCAATAAAGAATAAGTCATCTTTAAAAAAAGACTTACCACTTTTTTGCCGACCCTTCATGTCGTTATAAAACTTAAAAACATTATGGTGCACAAGAAGAGTGTCTGACTTTTGGATAGGTCCCTTATAATTTAATGGGAGTTCAACTACTTCAGCAAATCGATTAGAGAATTTGTAGTCTTCTTCAGAAGTGCTAACAATAAATTCAATACCACCTATTTGCTTTGTGTTGTCATACCTTCTTCCATTCACCGGCTTGGCTATGAAATAGAATGGAGACTGCATTAGATATTTATGTTATATTCAATTGAGATTGGAATAGAGGAGGTAAACTCTTTCCAAAGCACTACCTCCTTTTTTTCGTTAATGATGTATATTTTCATTGATTGCTTTGAAGAATCAAGTTTAATAAGATGTATTTCGTTAGTATCGCCAAGGACCTTCTGTCCTACAAGATAGTGCATAGCACTCCCTTTATAGTCGGCTCCTATCGATATTTTACGAATTTCCATTATATTTCTTCTTCTTCCTCTTCAATAAAATCAACACCGGTCACCCAATCTTTTAAGAATGGGAATGACTCTAGTCCTTTTGGATTGACAACACTAATAGGGGTGAAGTCAAATTCCTTCTCACCTAATTCAGCAATGTCCTTAGTTAATTTCTTGATTCCTTCTTTGGTGAACTTGTATGCACCTTTCTCATCAAGGAGTAGGCAATCTTTGTCATCAACTTGTGCATTGTCAATTCTTAATCCTTCGATTTCTGACTGCAATGTTTCGTGATGAGGCTTGATTTTCTCGTAGATGCGGAATAACTTCTTTTG